GTAGAAAAAAATTCACAAAAACATTACAAATTAAATAATGGTAGTGAGGTTAAAGCTGTAGCGACATCCAAGGATGCACTGCGTGGTTTTACCCCCACTATACTTGTATTTGATGAGGCGGCGTTTATTGACGCTGATAGTGATTTCTGGGCTGCGTGTATGGCTTCCCTATCTACTGGGGGTAAAGTTATAGTTGTGTCAACACCCAATGGTTTTGACCCTATATACTATGAGATTTATGACCAAGCTTTAAGAGGGATGAACGACTTCAAAATATCAGAAATGTTTTGGTATCGTGACCCTCGTTATACAAAAGATTTATATTTGGTTAAAACACATGATACTATTCATTATCTTTTAAACAAAGAAGATTACAAGAAAGATGAAATGATTAGTTGGTCACATATTCCAGCTGAAGAAAGAGACTATGTGAAATTAAAATCAATGATGGATGATGGTTATAAACCATGTTCAAGTTGGTTTGAATCAATGGTTAAAAAATTAAAATACGATAAAAGAAAAGTATCTCAGGAGTTAGAATGTAATTTCTTGGGTTCTGGTGATAACGTATTTGATTCCAATTTAATGCAAACCATTCACGAAAATATGTTAACAGTTCCTGCTAATAAAATGATGAGTAACGCATTATGGATATGGAAAGAACCTGTTATAGGTCATAAATATATTATGGGTGTGGATGTTAGTCGTGGTGATAGTGAGGATTTTAGTTCATTCCAAATTATTGATTTTGACGAAAGAGAACAAGTTGCGGAATATGTGGGTAAAGTCCCCCCTGATGTTATGGCGGAGATTGCGTATAAGTGGGCTAATATGTATTCAGCTTATGTGGTTATAGATATTACTGGGGGAATGGGTGTGTCAACCGCAAGGAAGATGCAAGAGATGGGTTATAAGGATTTATATATTGATGGTGTTGATACCACAAATAAATGGGCTTACAATCCAAAATCAGCAGAAAAAATACCCGGGATTAACTTTAATAATAAAAGAGTTCAGATTATCGCTTCATACGAAGAAGTTTTAAGACATAAGTTTAGAATTTACAGTTCTAGATTATATAATGAAATGAACTCCTTTATTTATATCAATGGTCGTCCTGACCACCAAAGAGGACATCATGACGATTTAATTATGTCAATCGCAATGGCGACATATGTTTCTGAATCATCATTCAGTAATTTAACTAAAGTTACGGAACATACAAAAGCAATGATTGACTCTTGGTCAGTTAATAATAACACTGAAATTAATAAGACATTAGACTTTAATCCAGTATTACCAAACTATAATAATCATAACCCTAACCAATATGGGAATGGTAATATATCCAAAGATGATTATAATAAGTACGGGTGGTTGTTTGGTGGTATGAGGTAAAAACAATTTCTAATCCATATAAGTAACTATTTATATGGATAGAAATTTATTTATATTAAGAATATGGAAAATAATCAAAATAATCAAAACAATTTAACGGTTTGGCAAAGGTTATCAAAGGCTTTTGGTCCTAACTCATTATTGAATCAGGATTATCCTACCTACAAGTTGGATAAAAAGGAGTTATTAAAAACAACTTCTAAAGCTGAATTTGAAAAGGAAAAATTACAAGCTCAACAAACTTATTACTTAGGTAATCAATGGACTAAAATAGAAAGTAACTTATATACACAAGCAGTATATTATGAACCAACTAGATTAGCGTCTTTTTACGATTACGAAAGTATGGAGTATACTCCTGAAATCTCCGCTGCGTTAGATATCTATGGTGAAGAATCAACAACTTCTGACCAAGATGGTCATATGTTACAAGTTTATTCCGAATCAAAACGTATCAAATCAATTCTAACAGATTTATTCAACAACGCTTTAGACATCAATACAAACTTACCTATGTGGACAAGAAATACTTGTAAATATGGGGATAACTTCGTTTATCTTAAGTTAGACGCTGAAAAAGGTATTGTTGGTGCTATGCAGTTACCTAACATTGAAATAGAACGATTAGAAAGAGGTATGGCAGCCAAATCCGCTAATGTTGAAGAATTACCTGAAAATAGAGGTTTACGATTCAAGTGGAAAGCCAAAGATATGGAATTTAATACTTGGGAAATCGCACACTTTAGATTATTAGGTGATGACAGAAAATTACCCTATGGTACTTCTATGTTAGAGAAAGCAAGAAGAATTTGGAAACAATTATTACTATCTGAAGACGCGATGTTAATTTATAGAACATCAAGAGCACCTGAAAGAAGGGTGTTTAAAGTTTTCGTTGGTAATATGGATGATAAAGATGTTGAACCATATGTACAACGTGTTGCAAATAAATTCAAAAGAAGTCAAGTTGTTGATTCAAGTTCAGGAAATGTTGATATGAGATTTAATCAAATGGCTGTTGACCAAGATTATTTCATCCCTGTTCGTGACCAAGCTGCGGCTTCACCTATTGAGACTTTAGCCGGTGCTCAAAACTTATCAGAAATTGCGGATATTGAGTATATCCAAAAGAAATTATTAACAGCTCTTAGAGTACCTAAAGCATTTTTAGGATTTGAAGAAACTGTTGGTGGTGGTAAAGATTTATCATTAATGGATATTCGTTTTGCAAGAACAATTAATAGAATACAAAAATGTATGATTGCTGAATTAAATAAAATCGCTATCATTCACTTATTTTTATTAGGTTTTGAGGATGAGTTATCAAATTTTACATTAGGATTAACTAACCCTTCAAGTCAAGCTGATTTATTGAAGATGGATATATTCAAGGATAAATTATTAGCTTATAAAGATGCTGTAACCGCTATTGAAGGTATTGCTCCGGTATCTGTATCTTGGGCTAAAAAACATATTTTAGGGTTTTCCGATGAAGAAATTAAACTTGATTTACAACAACAACGTATTGAGAAAGCCGCTGGCGCTGAATTAGCTAACACAGCAACTATCATTACTCATACTGGAATATTTGATAATATTGATAAGTTATATGGTAATAAACCTGGAGCTCCACAAGCTGCCGGTGCTACACCTCCAGCAGAACCTGGTACTGAATCAGGTGGTGGTGACTTCGGTGCAATAGGTGGTGCGCCCGAAATGGGTGGAGAAGAATTAGGTGCACCAACTCCCCCAGGACCAGAAGTAGGTGGTGAAGCTGGAGTAACCCCTGAAACTTTTAGACGAAATGACTATAACATATTATTAGAAAATGAAGGTCTTTTTAATGATGATACTTATATAGATTTATCCAAGGGTAAAAATTATTTAGGTGAAATGGAGAACGAATTGAGTAAACTTCTAAATGATTAGATATTTATATATAAAAAAGTAAAATGATAAAGTTCGGTATATTAAAATCAAAGGTAGAAAATGTATTATTAGAATCATATAAAAATGATACATTCAAGACAGAAATACAAAATTTTAAGAAATTAGTATTAGAAAATAAAAACATTAATAAAATCTTTTTTCTTTATGATGATTTATCATCTGATAAAGGTTTAAATGAATCTGTGATTAATGATTATATTAATGAGTGTATTACAATTTATGAAAACACTATCAATAAAATCAAACAATCTGATATTGATAACTTGAAAAAATGGGTGGGTAATACTAAAACTGAAAATATTTACGAAAGTATTGATAACTTATTCTCAACAGATATTTTAACTATTGAGTCAAGAATTAATTCTAAAAAACTTATTTCTGAATCATTAAAGAAACAACCTAAGAAAGTTCAAGAAACCGTTAATGTTCCATTAACCTCTATGGTTAATATCGCAAATAAAACTATCTCTACCTATATTCAAAATTTAGAAGAAAGTGATAGAAAAGAATTAACCGATTTATTAACAACTAGTGATGAAGAATTAAAAACTTCTTACGAAACAATTAAAGAAAATGTTATTAGTAAATTAACACAAATGAAACTTAATGAATCTGATTCAACAACTAAAGAGACTATTAACGAAACTATCTCTAAGGTAAGTTCAGAAAAATACGACAAATTAACTTATTTTAAACTTAAAAGTTTAAACGAAAATTTATAAATCAACCTATAAGTTGATAATCAAACCCCTTCTATTACAGAGGGGGTTTTTGTTTAATATTATTTTTTTGACAAATGAACATTTTTTGATTACTTTTTTATAAAATAAACTAAAAATATACACATTAATGAAAAAAGGAAAAACATCACAGATTGATGGATTTGATAATGCAAAGATAATCTATGGGACGGTGGATTCCGTTAATTTAAAATCAATTTATTTAAACATTCAGACCTGGGTAGAACCTATATTAGAATTAGAAGATTGGAATAGAGTTGTATTAAACCTAAGTAGAGATGTGAAACATTCTATTTATGAAACAATGAACAATGATTTATTTGATGACACATTTATAGTTGATTTAGATTTGAGGTCAAGTGGATTATCTCAATCAAAAAAATCATTTATGAATTTAGAAATTAATTTTTATTTAAACCAAGAAAATTTAGAATTTAAGGATGATAAAATTAAAAATTCATTACAAAAAATAACATCAGAAATCTTCAATAGAAATTTTAATAAAAATAAATATTTCAAATTTTATTTAACTAAAACAACTAAAATACATAACGAAGAGGTAGAATTACAAAATTCTTAATATTTATTAAGAAAACATTCCTTATGAGCAATATAGAAGTTAATAAAACTAATGTCCTAAATAAAAAATTAATCCTTATTGAATACGATGCGGGTTATATCTCACCAAACGATGAACACAACTCTAAAATTTTAAGAGAGTCTAAAGATATGTCAGATTACTCAAAACCTTTTGAGTTTTATGCTGTATTACAGAAATATGACACACCTAATAGAAACGGTAGAGTATACCCTAAAAGACTATTAGAAAGAGAAGCTCAAAACTATAAAAAAATGATTGAGAAAGGAACTGCCTTATCAGAACTAAATCACCCTGAATCATCATTAATTGACTTAGATAGAGTATCTCACGCAATAACTGAAATATGGTGGGAAGGGCCTGCGTTAATAGGTAAAATTAAACTATTAACAACACCTGGTTACCACGAAAGAGGTATTGTATCATCTAAGGGTGACTTAGCGGCTAATTACCTTAGACAAGGTGTCACTCTAGGTATCTCATCAAGAGGTGTAGGTTCACTTAAAAAAGTAGGTGAACAAAATGAAGTTCAAGATGACTTTGAATTAATTTGTTTTGACTTAGTATCATCACCATCAACACCGGGGGCTTATCTTTATCAAAACGAAGGTGATAGACATATGTATGATGAAAATCTTGAAGAAGATAGAAAAATTAATGTTGACAGACAAATTGGTTCAAATGGAAATAAATCACTTTACTTAATGAAAAAATTAAACGATTATTTAGGAAACAAATAAATAATATAAAATATGGACGAAAAGTACTTTGTTGCA